TCAGTTTAGAGAGAGATAGATTACTCTTCCTCAGCTAATTTACTAAAGTAAGACAATGTATCGTCTTCGTCACTAGCCGCTGAAGAGGCAACTGGTTCGCTTTTCACTGGCGTTGTAGATTTTGGCGGGAGGTTTGCATTTTCTACAGTGCTAGCGTTTCTATCACCTGTAATTACCCTATTCAGTTTCTCTTTGAGTTCATCATAGGTCTTAAAATTACTAAGGTCAAGGAAAGGTTTTAGAGCGTGTTGTTTTGACCAAACTTCTTTGATCTTGTCATCTTGCTCAGCAAGTGTTGACACACCCTCAAACTCAGATTTATCATAGTTCCAATAACCATCTACCTTTCTGATTTTTAGTTTAAAGTTAGCACCTTTCCAAAAATCAAATGGGTTGATTGGTTGTTCATCATCAAAAGCAGGTTGCATCGCTTCAGTGATCTTATCAAATATTTTTTTACCAAACTTGAATAAGAATACTTTACCCTCATTCTCTGGATGTTTAGGGTCTGATACGACAAGGATATTTGAGTAGTAAGATAATTTTCTTTTTCTCTTTCTAGCAATCTCTTTATCACTATCTAAACCTGTATTCCAAAGTCTAGTGTTCTCCTCTGACACAGGATCTTTTTGACCTAGTGTTGTTAGAGAGTTCTCAATGTACCAACCACCTTTGTCTTGGAAGGCATGTGACCACACTCTCTGCCAAGGTAAGTCTTCACCCTCAACAGCAGGTAGAAATCTAATAACAGCATAGCCGTTACCAGTTTTGTCTAACTCTGGTTTCCAAAATCTGTCGTCTTGGTATTTGTTTTTATTTGATTGATCTTCTGGAGCAAGATTTTGCTCAAGTGCTTTTGTAAGTTTGTCAAAGTTACTTGACGAGCTTTTTAATGTTTCAAAGTCCATATTTTCTCCTTATTACTTTGTATTCGTTGTATTTGTGTTACCTGTATTAACGGTATCATTTTTATTTATAAGACTTTCTTGTTGCCTTACCCACTTTTTTATGCCAGCCTTATTTGCTTTTTCGTCCCAGCATTCTTTTGGTAAAGACCTAGTCAATCTATATTTTTTGTATCGTTCACACCACTCCACAATCTTATCTAATGCTTTGTATATAAATTCATCAAACATAACACCTAATATAACACAAGTCAACTAAAAAGTCAATGCTCATTTGATCTTAAACTTCTCTCGGAAGTCTTTCATATTCATATACTCCAGATTAGTCACCGTACCGTCCCATTCTAATGGTGGAGCGTTTACGGGGTCTGTATTTCTTAGGTCTGGATTTACTTTTATAAATTTTACTCTATGGTTTTTATTTTTACCATTATAATCCCAAAACACCTGTTTCCATTGTACCACCCAATTTACACTAGGTGTTGGTAAACTCTTATCTGTTACATAATGAGGTGTGCCTTTGTACATATTGTTTACTAGATTAGTATGGCTATTCAAATCGTGGCCTATCAAATATACTTCTTCAGGTTCTTCTCTTGTACAGGCAATATAAGCTGAAGTCGGACCACATGCCCAACCTTGGTCTTTTGTTTCATGTAGTATATCATTTATACAATTAGACTTATCGTTATCTTTACACCAAGATATTTTGATTGCCTTTTGTTGTATATGTTTTCTTTGTTTTGACTTATCTCTTTTTAATATTGTTACGGCACCTGAAACAGTTGAACCATGCATTACAAACTGATTTGTTTCTGGTGTTTTTTCGTTTGTTAAAAATACATCTTCTTGTTTTGCCAGTTCATAGTCATCATTTGAGGCACCAGCTTTGACCATATTATCATACAGTTCAGCAGGTACTTTTGACCAGTTTCTAAAATAACATTGATTGTTATGAGCATAACCACTATGATATATTTCGTGTGAGATACCCATATCAACTGCCGTCAATACATCTGGTGTAAAATCTCTGTATAAGGCATTACAACCATATATTAGACCATGTGATTTTAGTTGAATTAAATCTAAACTTTTTCTACTCTCACCATTACCTATACAAAAAACTCTTTTCATTTTACAAATACATCTTTCATAATCATTTTACATTCTGTTTCATTAAAAGTAACAAATGGTTTTAGTTTGGTAATCGTATATGAGATTTTAGGCCATACAACTTTCTCGGCAATCTCTTTACTCCAATTTTTGCTAAACGATAAGATTTGGTCAAGCACAATGAGGGTTTGCTTAGACGCTTTCTTTTGTAAATGTAGGCGTAAAAGTCTAGGATGTTGTCCATTATGGCATATGAAACCATCATCAAAACGAATATTGTTAGCATTGAAGTCATCAACAATACGTACACAATCGTCCCTAAAGTGGTAACTAAAGGCGTCTTTCCGTTTTTTATAATCCAAGTAAACATCTTTACCATCTCTTTGTAACAAATTACCAATCCATCCCTTGCTATCTGAAGCAAAGTTAGCAACAAAGAAATCAAGTATATCAGTTTGTCCATATTGTTTACTCAACTTGTGAAAGAAATATCTATCGTTTCGTTTCGTAAATGTTTCTAGTTTACAGTTGACCTTTCCCTCATATTTGACATAATCGTATGTTTTGGTTGTGAAGTGTAGTTTAACACCCAAATAAACTTTAAATACATCATATCCTCCATACATAATTATATAGGCAATTGACCACACTTAGGATATTTTAACATTCTTAAATTAGTTGCTTCTAATTTAATTTTTTCTTTTAATGATTTTGATATTAATGGTTTTGCCGTAGCAGGATCAATCTCTAATTCTTCACAATATAATAAAACAGCCTCCATGTATGTACACTTCTTCTCTTTTACCATGTTCTCAATTTTTAAACTAAATTCTTTACTATTCATTTTCACTTTCTATAATGTGTGGTGGGTACTACCGCTAGATTTCGCCACCACTTGTTACATAACATTACCAATATAACATAATTGGCCTAAATTGTCAATGTTTTAAGTGTTTGTCCCTAAAAGATTTGTGTTCATTTGCATATCAAATGTGTGAAATATCATACACTTATATGGGTCGTTTGGTGTTTCTGCCACTGCCAATGTTTGGTGATTATCATTGATATAATAAGTTATAGCAAACACTACATAACCATCTTCTTTGGCATTCTCTTTACCAAAACTTATACTGATAGCAGTAAATTTATTGTCTTTAATATATCTGTCAACATCATCTGGTGAACCACACATCATAGGATATTGCATCATGTATAGATTATATTTGCTAGTTGTTTCAGCGTAACTGATTGTAGCCCACAATAGACAGATTAAGATTAATAGTTTTTTCATATCTTGTAATAAGATATGGGCGTTAATCTTGCTTGATCTTATCTTTGTTTAGTTCCTGATAATATTTATAAAAACCATCAATCGCCTTTACAAGGTCTTTCTCATAATCTTTACGTTCTTTAACAAAGATTTGTGATGTGCCGTCTTCACTAGCCAACATAATAACTATTTGTTCAATAGGGGTATCAAATATTTCTTCATACATTACAGCATAAGCAGTACATTGTAGGAAGTAATTCTCAATCCAGCTTTCTTGTCGCTCCTTGTTGGCCGTTTTAAAATCTATCACTGATAACTTACCATTGTACTCTGCCACACAATCTACTTGACCAGCAATTGTAAGTTTATGACTAAACATGATTGCCTCTAGCAAATGTATGTTGTCAATCTGATCTATGTATGGTTTTAACAGTTTGAATAAACCTAGTGGTAACACATCACGTATGGATGGTGTTTCGTTTTTAATATATTGTTCTACTAAAGTATGAGTAGCCTTACCTCTACGTGAGGCTCTACCCATTTCCCACTGAGCAACCTTTTCACCTATACTGTCACGCCATTTTTGTAGGCCTTCTTTTTTAAGAATACCAAGTACAGTTGTAACAGATGGATAGTTCTTACCCTCTATGTCATAGAATCTAAAACCATCAATTCGTTTACCTTTGGTTTTAGGAAGTTTTGATTTATCTAAATCAACAAAATTAAATTTTTTAGTCATAATATCTCCAATATATCATCATTTAACATAAAAGTCAAGCCTAGGTAGACCTGTACAATGTCATGTGGTCTTTTATCTTCTCGGGGTCGTTTCTTAAAACTTCCCTATCTTCTTTTCAGCTAGGAACATAAGACTCATAACAAGTCTTATTACTCTCATTCTTATAAGCACGTAAAATTTGTTTACGGTTTTCGCCATCATTACGATACGAACAATGTACCCATCCGGAATTAGGTTCATCTAAATTGTGAAACTCCAAGATCATTTGGTCAAAATCACAGTTCTCACTGATCCATTTTACCAACTCAGCGTTGCTCAATCCAAACACCTCGAAATCGGCCGCCTGGCCTTTGGCGTGCTGTGAATTTTTGCTTGAGCCGATTGCTTCACACAACTCAGGACTACGATACCCACTTGAAATGGTAACTACTTTACCAAAATGGTCTCTTACTTTTTGTAATACGTTTTCACATAACTCTTTTAAGTTATTCATGTGATCTTCACTAGGGTTATTACTAATACCCTTACGAACAGCTGTTTGTGAGGCTGTCATCTCTTTTAAACTAAAGTTATTGCTTAATTTCATTTAATTTTTCCTTTGCTTTTAATTTAAGCTTTTTAGCATCCTTAATCATCTGCCACGAAACGCTACCTCTGTCTGATCTACGTTTCTGCTCTAATATTTCAACTTCTCTTTTCATTTCTTTGTGTTGTTGTTTTAAGTCCATATTATCCCCTTGTTAGTTTTAATATTTTCTCTATCTGTCCTTTTATAATTGGTCCTCTGTTAGGCCAATGTATGTATGGTTCATCACTTTTGCTTAAATTGTATAAAAATGGTAATACAATCTTTTCTATATCTTTAAATCTTGCCTTTACCGTTTCGTCTGTTACTTCTTTTGTTACTGTTTCTTTATCAGCAACAATTTGCATTATCTCATTCATCATGCTTTTTATGTCTTTAACATCTGTTTTTACTTTTGAGATTTCTAATTTACTGTCTTCAACTATTTTAGGGTCAACACTTGGTTTTTCTTCAGGTGTTGATGATACTGGCGTCATACCCCAATCATCATCAAGGTCAAAACCTCTCATAAAATCTGGTATATCGTCTGCCATTATTTCTTCCTTTTCCTATGTTTAGCTAATACTTGCTCTGTCTTAGATTGTTTAATTGTTTTTCTACTGTATCTGTCTGCTAAAGCACTCTTAGGGTGTGCCTCAGCAATTCTGCTTAAGTTCTCTTTCCATCCACCATCTTGTTTTATACTACCTACACCACTTACAATATTTAGGCCTGTGATTACCTGTGATATGTGTGGATTCTTCTCTTTATACTCTTCCATTTCAGATATTGACATCATTTCGTCAAACTCTTTTTTGGTTTTTTTGTTATAAAAAGTATAGATTGGCATTATAACTTTAATAATGATCCTAATTTATCTTCAGCATGTGCTAGTGATTCTAATTTCTTTTCTGCTGTTACCACATAGTCTATATGTTCAGCAACACCAATTGGTGACGCTAAAAAAGTTCTTAAATCTGCCTTAGCAACTTCTATATCGCCTTCTAGTTTTTTTATTAATGCTTCTTTTATCATTTTATGCTCTTTCTGTGTCCTACTACATTGTTAACAAAAACTCTTATTAGCCTAGACACATCTATTTCTTCTTCTTTAAGAGTTTTAGGGTTTTTAAATAAAACTTTACTTTCATTTACTTTTAAAACGTGTTCGCCATCTACAATTACAGCGTCATCTGTATGTTTACGCCAATCGTGGCTACTATATTCACTTATCGCCATGTTTATCCTCTCTTAGTCCATCCCATAACATTTTTTTCTCGTCAAATGTAAATGGTCGTATCATATTTAGTCCTTCACTTCTTCGTTCTTTGGTCTGCCTTTTAGATTCCTCTAATGACATCTTTTCACTCTCCTCATAATCCATAATTATTTCTTTCTAGTAAAACTACCTTTACCTTTTTTAGGTTTAACTACCTTTTGTTTATACTTTGGCGTTCTAACTTCTTTGGCTATAGGATTAGTTTTAAATATACGATCAAAGTTTTCTCTATACGTATCGTTACTTACTCTAGTTTTACCATCCCACTTGAAAGCCATTTTACTTCTCTATTATACCTTGTATATCAGTTTCAGGCATTAAAAAGTATTCTTTGCCTTCTACTTTTACATCTTTACC